TCGGTGTATTAAAAAAACCGCCATTTAATGCCTTTCGACCTACACGACCATAGTTGCAGCGATTACATGCAGCAATGAGATTGTCCTCATGGTCTGACCCACCTTGTGACCTTTCAATGACATGGTCAACTGTGTTGGCTTCTGCTCCACACCATTGGCATGTGTATCCATCCCTTAGCAATATGCGAGCGCGTATCTTGCGCCATTCAGATGTGCTGCCATTCTCCTTTAATGAGCTCATCAGTAGTAGTCCTTCCGCTGGTGGTGTTTCCATGCATTACACATTGAACCATAACGATTCGTTATATAGGCAATGGTTGCATCAATCTGACGGTATCCATCAAGGTTACGGTAATGCTTAGACTTCATCTGTCCCAATCCATAGTGTGAGCCATTGCGAGCTGTAACACTCCACCTTGATTCTTTATTGATGATTGCATTGAAACATTCAAATTGCTTGTAATTCACAATTCTTGAATGTGCATAAAGTCTTAAGGAATCAATCTCATTTGCTTGCGCTGTTTGTAGGCCAACCGCCTGAATACATAGCACTCCCCAAAGCACCAAACGCTGCCGCGAGCTACCAGCCTTCGGCGCTCGCTGCGAGCGTGTGGAGCGTAATGCCTCTGTCAAATACATGTCAAACACATTTGCAAAAGTGCTGGTCAGAGCCTTGTTTTTGTGTGTCATTGGTGTCCCCATCCTGTGCCTTTGAATATGACACCGGGCGCTGTGTAGTCCCTTTGCATAGGTATATGGCAACACATTGGAGCAATTGCATCCTCAGTGATTTTGATGTTGATGTCTGCCTGTGCGTTGCACATTTGGCATTTGTAGCTATAAATCGGCATTGTAGGCTGTGTCCTTATCTATCACAGCAATCCCCATGACTCCACAGGATTGGCATTGCAAGCAAACTACATATTGAGGCAAATCCCATTCACTTTCCACAATGAGCTGATTGGTCAGGCGCTTTTCAGGCCTGCATTGGTATTTAATAATTTGCGCCATAAATACTCCTTGAAAAGTCAGCCATTGGGTGCAGATCGTGTTGGCTAATCCACCATGAACCGTCTGAGCGTTGTTGTTTGTTGCGCTTTGCCATGACAATTGGAATCCATCCGCACACTTTGAGCTTTGGCATTGAACCTGTCACCAAGATGGCAATGTCCTCTTTTCTATCCAGCTCTGTGAGGATGAGTGAGCCATCAAGCCATTTTGTCCATTTGACTTCAATGTTGTGGCCTACATCTGCCTTTTCTTTGTAATTTATATTGGCAAGGTCAATCGGCTGCCTGAAATACTTAGACACAGCCACCTCAGCCGCAATGGCCTCAGATTGCTGCACTACAAATTGAGCAAAATTAAGCTGCTCTTTGTCATGCTGGTAATTGCGCTTGAATGTGCGCCCCTCCCATTGTGGCTTGTACCGGATGGCGCGTTGTAGGCCTGCCTCAGTTATTGCAATTTGCTCATCATTTGTCAGCTGCACAATCATTTGGCTGCTCTTTTCTTCAATTCCTTGCAATCCATGCAAAGCTGAATTAAATCAAGGCCATCTGCGCTTGTAATCTCTGAACCAAACACAGGTTGCACTGTTTGGCAGCAATCGCAATGGAAATGTTTGTCCTCCCACACGATTGTGCCTCCTTCCAGCTTCGTGACTGTGCCATCAGGCCGGAAAATCTCCACATGTCCCATTAGGGCAACCTCCACTGTCCTGTTGTTGCGCTTCTAATCATCCAAATTGGTGGGCATTGCTTCGCTTTTGTTTTTTCTGTGCAGAAATAGCCGCACCACTCCTTTGGTGCATCAGCCTTTGATTCACGCTTAATCATGTGACCATGTGCGCAGATTGGAGCTTCACTGAGCACCTCACCACCTAGCTGCTCTTGCAACTGCTCCACAGCTGTGCCAACCGTCTCTGAATCGGCTGCTGTCACAGTCCAATAATCTGTATTGTCAACGATTGATGAGGCTGTTTCGTACTTTGGGCGCTCGACCTTTGCCATGTCCTGCTGTGTTGGCTTGTGCTCTGTTGGTAGCACTAAGCTGATGGCGCGACCCACTGCGCTTGTGGCTGTGTCCTCAATAAAAAATCGTTTCATGTGCGTTGGATAAAAGGCCACATTGCCAAATGCGTAATCTACGCCGGCAGGCAGCTCTGTGATGTCATCTCTGAAACACTCAGCCTTAACGAGCACATGCCCCTTCTCAGCTGAAAAGTCCACAATTGATGTGACTATGCGACCCAAAGGAAAAGCCTCCTGAAAGCGCTTCACCCTGCTCTGCACATCCTCATAATTCTTTAGATCAAATGCCATTTGTCATGCTCCCGATTCTTAGTTGTTGGCCATTGCGATTGTCTTTTGCGTATTGGATTTGTTCAGCTAGTGTCCAAACTGTGCCATCATGCCAGCGAGATGCCTCATCTATGCATGGATAACAGAGCGAGCGGATCACCGGCTCTTTGCCGTAGTGAGTCTCACTGATTATGGTTGAGTAGGCTTGCCGGCGGCCTTTTGGATGTGGCACTGAGCGGCCATCATCACCCTTTACAAAGCCCCATTTATCTTTGCAGGTGTCGCAATAGACCCCGCTTTTAGCTTTAATGATTGGCATGATTTACAGCCTTACCTCGGCGGTATCCAATGGCTATGCCCTCTTTGAGGCCATCCTGATGGCCGTATTGATACCCAATGTAAAGCGTGGCCATAAAGGCCATGAACAAAATGATTTGAAAAATTGTCATCTGAGTTCTCCCGATTCAGTCAGCCTTGTGGCTGATGGATTAAGAGTGACCTATTGCAATGACAAATGCAACCCTATTTCGGCGTGTCATCCCCATTTTTTGGCTTATCTTTGAGCCCATTTGAGGCCAAAACAGAGCCAAGCGCGCCTGTGAGGAAAACTGTGAGCGTGGTCAGGATGTCAATGAAAGCCTTATCATTTGGAGCCTGAGCGCCAATCGGCTGAGTTACAAAGATAAGAGCATAAAGCATGCCCATGACTGATCCTGCAAATACCAATGACAGGCATACGCCGATAAAAACAATCAAGCGCGCTTTGAGCTGCTCATTGCTTAATCGTGTTTGATGGCGAGGTGTTCGCGCCAATGATTTCCTCCCCCAAAATGTCTTTTGTGCAAATGCCTTGAACCTTGCACTGAGGCTCATTGCACTCAGGCGCATCCCAATTTTCATACAGCTGGCAATCGTATCTAGTCCAACCCTGATATTGAGTACAGCCTGACAGCACACCAAGACCCATCAAGAGTGCTGCCAAGCCAACCCATTTCAGAGTCACTTCCCCTTGACCCCAAAAGCTGCATCATTTGGATTTAGCCAACGCAAAATGACAGGTGCCACAGCTGCGCCTCCGGCCATTGCCAAAGTTTTTGGATCAGTCTCTCCTGCCATGTAGAGTGCAAGAGCCGCAGCAAAGAATGAGCGCGCCCATGATGCTGCAATTGCTTTGAATTGCTCCATTATTTTTTGCCTTTCTTTTTGCCCTCGGCTGGGTGAGGCTCCACGATTGGAAACTCTCCCTTATATGGCACATATTTTGGAGATCCAAAGCCAACGACCTCAGCCCCAATTGTGCGTTCTTTGACCATCACCATGCCGCCATTGCGCTGAGAGCCACTACCGGATGTGTTGCCCTCAATGGTGATTACTTTGTTGCCCTTGATGCCTACAACCAAGCCAACATGACTGATGCGATCTACTGAATCATTTGGAAAATCCATGAAAGCAAGATCACCGAGCTTTGGCTCCTGTGACCAACGGCCTGAATCTTGAAATACCTGAGCGCCTTTGAGTGTGCTCACAACTGAGTGAACGCGGACACCAGCCTCTTTGAGCACCCAGTTACAGAATGAGCCACACCAAGGTTGCCCCTGTGCCTTCATTGCCTCACCATATTTGGTGATGTTGTCAGGTGTCTCTACATAGCCAATCTCAGCTTTTGCAATCTCAATTGCATGTGGCGCTGTGCCTTGTGGGTAGCTCATTAAATTAACGCTGCCAATTCCTCAGCTGTTAAACCTAATTTTGCCAAAACAGCGGCTTTTTCAGCTGCCTTTGCAGCTTTTGCAGCTTCCTCGGCTGCGCGAGCATCCAAATCTGCTTGATATGCCGTAAATTCAGCTTTGGTCATCTCTCTGTCAATAATTTCATTTGTTTCTGTGTCATGAATACGGATTATTGGATTGCTCATTATTTGACCCCATAAACTAGAACTGTGCCGGCTGTAAAGTTTCCACCTGAATTGCTGAAAACTAATGATGTGATTGCACTAGATGTTTTGATAGCTCCGGTTGCAAAATAACTAACATTTTGGCTACCCGCGCCAATGTGCATGCCATAAGATGTTGCAGGTTTTAAGCTATCTGTTGCTGCATAATTTGTGATGTAAATATGATTGACATTATTTGCATCATTGGCCAAATAAGAATAACCCTGATCCAAATCCCATGTGCTGCCGTTTTTTACCTCAGGCCCTGCTGCACTAGCACCATTTTGATACGCGGTATAGTAATACGCCAAAGATGATGAATTATTTGGTTTTAATGTTAGATAACCATTTGAGCCACATGTCATTCCATAAACAACTATTTTCAAATCATTGTAACCACCAGACACACTGATTGTAGTTGATGCGCCTGATAATGTCGTGGTTGATAAAAGAGTCTCGCCACCAGATGATGCGGTTGCCCATTTGAGTCCTGTTGTCTCTCCTGAGTCAGCCGTTAGCACCTGCCCATTTGAACCAACACCAAGGCGAGCAAAAGCATCTGCGCCTGTGCCGGCAATCAAATCACCCTTTGCATCAATCGCTGTTGCCATTGAGTTTGTTACAGTGACTGTGCCTGATGTGCCGCCTCCACTGATGCCTGTGCCAGCTGTTACGCCGGTAATGTCTCCGGTGTTTTGATCAATCCATGTGTAATCAAGATCTGTGCCGGATGCCTTTGAAAGGATTTGGCCTGTTGTTCCGCCTTTTAGATCCACAAAAGATGTGTCCACGCCTCCCAGCGCTGTGCGGATTGCAGCTGCACCATCCTTCACCAAATCGGTGTCAGATGGCACTGTCCATCCAAAGTTGGTTGTGGTTGTGCTCATTTTGCTCCTTTTCTTAGGCCACTATTGTGGCACTGTTCCAATCCAAAGTGCTGCCAATTGTGTTCCATGTCTCTGCCGCGCTCACATCATTCCATTTCATTGATTGGAGGCTGAAAGCTGTTGGAGACACATTGAGAGTGAGATTCAAATTGTTGTAGCTGGCGCGGAAAGCCCAACCCTCAACAAATCCCTGAAAGCGGCCATTAACCATGTTTGCTGGCAAATCTTGAATGTCCACCGGCAAGCCCATAAATACATTGAGCAAGGCATCACGATCTGAATCATCAATCTCAGAATTGCCCAAAGGAAATGTGATGCTTTGGAATATGTCCTGCGGAAAGGCTCTAATGGCCAAATAAAAGTCAGCCTGTGATGTGGCATCAGCTGTGTTTTCAATGGATGTCTGTATTGCCTGCGCCTGCTGGCCGTAGGTGGCAATTGATTCTGCATCACTAGCTGTGACCTCAGCGCCGTTTTTATATTGAATCGTTACCTTATTGCGGATGTCTCCCAATCGGCGGATTGTGCGGATTCCCTGTGTGAGCGCGTTATTGCCTGAAAGCACTGTGTAACCATTGGTTGATAAATAAGAGCTGCGGTGTGTGCTGTCTGCATATCCAATGCGGCCTGATGCATCCTCAAAGAGATAACCGAGACCTGATGTAGCAAGAGCTGAAACCAATGAATAAACATCAGTGACATTGGCTGTGCGAGCTGTGAGCTCGTAATTGCCTGGGCGATCAATGTCACCTAGCCCTGAATTATTAGCGTTTGCCCATGTGGTTGTTGGATTGTAGTTATCCCATGAAAGAGCCGGTGCAACTTCATTCCATTGGTCATACAGCAAAGCTGAAAGGATTGAGTAAATCTGATCTCCATCCTCATCCTTTGATAAAACACCATCAGTGAGGCTTTTTGGCAGCTTTGAAAGAGCGCCAAGAGCGGTGACACGCAAAACCTCATTGATGCCGCCTGTGCCGGATGTTGTCACTGAAACCTCACGATCTGTGACAAAGCCGCCAAAGATGTTCACAAAGGTGCCAGTTGAATCCTTCACCTTGATGGTCATTTGATTGTTCACATCAATGACAATGGGAGATTGGTCAAGATTGATGATTTCAATGTTGGCATAACCGGCCACAGGCTGTGAGTAAATATCAGTGCGGCCTGAGACAATGCTCAAATTGGCCAAAGTTATGTTGCTGTAATCTGCGCCGCCGTCAATGGTCAATGACCATTCAGGTGTCCATTGGGTCATAGTAAGAGCGCCTCTGCTCCGAGAGCACCGCGACCATAAGAGCGATTGAGCACATCAACGACTGTGCGAGCTACGCCCTCAGGATCACCTGCAACGCCAATGTTGATGACAGGTGCAATTGTGGTCATAGATGCAGCTTCAGCTGCTCGGAATGAACCAGCATTGAATGAGCCGGTGATTACATTGGATGATGCAGCTGCGGCTGCTGCTCCTGATGTCGCAGCGCTTGAAACACCGCCACCTGTGCCGCCTCCGGATGATGAGCCTCCGCCACCCAAATCAGGCATTGGAATTGATGATCCGCTAGATGATGCAGGTGGTGGTGTAGATGGTGCTGATACTGATGGCATGGATAGATTTGGCTTACTGAGCAAACCGATATTGTCTAAAAATGGAATTGCGTTATACACCTTGATGAGGCCGTTGATGCCATCAATTGCAAAATCAATGAGCTTGATGATGCCTTTCATAACGCCGCCAATAATGTCAATAACCCATCCAGCAATCATGCCCACAGTTTTGAGTGCATCTCCCAAAGCCTTGCCGAGCAATGGCGCAACATAATTGGCAATCAAAACGCCAAATTGCTTGAATATGGTGATGTTGTCACCAATTGCATCCTTGATGTATTGAAAGCCCTTCACAAGGCCTTCCCACACAGGTGTAAAAATGTTTTTGATTGTGGTTGAGACATATTGGATGTAGTAGGCCAATCCGCCCTTGCCACTGAAACCATCATTGAGCGCCTGAATCGCTGGCGTTGCAATTTGATTGATGAATGTCATGACCTTTTCAAGCACAGGCAAAAGCGCATAACCAATGGTTTCCTTTGCCTCATTAAAAGCTACCTGCATGCGAGCAATGCGGCCTGAATAGGTGTCTGCATTTGCGGCAGCTGCGCCACCAAAGAGATCAGAGAGCCGCGCCTGTACCTGCTCAAAGCTCATTGTTTTCAATTCAGCTGATGACAGGCCAATGCCCAATTTGCCCAGAGCTGCTGTGTTGCCGTCATAAGCCTTTGCAAGAGCGTTGGCTACTGTTTCCACCGGCTTGCCAGTAGATGCTGAAATGTCAAGAGCTGTTGTGAGTAAATCCTGAGCCTTTGTGACTGAGCCTGTTGAGATGGCTAGGCGTTGGAGAGCTGGGCGCAAATCGTCATCAGTCACACCTGTGGCTAAAGATGTTTGGAGGATAAAGTCCTCAGTGGCCTTGATTTGAGCCTCTGTGGCTCCTGTGGCGTTTTTTAAGGCTAAAGCCAGCTGTGTCTGTGCCTTCTCATCCTCAATTGCCGCTTTGACCCCATCAATGCCGATTTTGACAGCATAGGCGGCTGCTGCCGCTGCTGCTGCTGCGAGAGCTGCACCAACGACCTTGCCGGCCTTGCCCATTCTATCGCCAAAGGAATCAGCATCATCACCGGCCTGTTTCAGGCTTTTATTGAGATTATCTACATCACCGAGGATGGAAAGTTTGAGTGTGCGTGAACCTGCCATCAGTCAAACTCCTTCACAATCTTGTCGAATCCATATTCCCAGCGTTTGACGATTTCAGGCTGAATCTCACGCAAAGTTGGATAAATCCACCAACCCCTTGAACCTCTGCCATAACGGCCTGACCACACAGGAAATTGTTTTTTTGTATTTGAGCCAAATTCTAGGCCTGCCCATAGATCGCGGGTTGTACCGCCACCGGAAAACTTTTGAGATGCAAAGCCATAAGAAATCTCACCGATTTTGGATGTTTTTGAAACCTTCGCGCCGGAGGCAATTCTGACAGCTCCGATTGTATTTGTTTTAGTAAAGGCCGCAGCATCCACAACTTTGGATTTAACATAATCGGCCAATTCGCTTGATACTTTGCGAGCTTGATCTGTGGCCTCCTCATCCATAGCCTTGAAAGCTCTGACAATGGCGCGCAATTCAGCTTTATCATAGCTGATTGCATTATTTTCCATTGGCTTGCTTCTCCAAAATCTCTAGGACTGTGAGGATGTCCTCAGCTGTTTCAAAAGCCTCCGGTGGGAGCCCTGTTTTAATTGAGAGCTCCCACAGGGTGCGGCTTAGGCTTCCTGCTCGGTAACTTTTGGGTTTGCATCACCGACTTCAACACCGGCAACAGTTTCAATCCACACATCAAAAGGCTTCACAGGCTTTCCTGCCGCTTCACGCTTCATAGCATGATAAGCAAGGAATGTGAGATCGGATAGGCCAATCTTTTCCTGAGCCTGAGAGATGATGTTTCCTGTGGACTTCTCCCATTTTACCCACTCAGGTGGAGCTGCCACATAGGTTGCAGATTCCCCTGAGTTATATTCAATTGTTATTGGTAGCTTCATTGCATTTCCTCCCGATTAGTTGTTTTTTAGCTGAATGTCTCTGATGGTACACCCACGACTGTGAACGATAGATCAACAGTCTGAGCATCCGGAGCTGTGCCGCCTACTGATGGAAACACAGGGAGCACATTGAACGCAAAGACCGCGCCTGATGCAGCTGTGAGTGATACAGCAAGGGTTGTATTTGGTGCGCTCTCGCAGGCTGTCCACAATGCTTCGCAAAGTGAGCCTGATGCTCCCCAGTCTGCAAGCATTGACACATCAAATGTCCACTGATCATCAATGTGCTTGTATGCCTTGCCATCTAGGGTTTGATAAGTCTCAATTGTTGGTGAGTTTGAGAGTGTTGCTGATGTCGCTTGTGCGTCATAGCTAGTGGTCGCAATCGTCAATGTGAGATCGCGACCAGTGATGATTGTCGTTGCCACTTTTGCTCCTTAGTTTGTTTGTGTGTAGTAGGTCGAAACATTGACATCAGCGCACAACATAGTTGAGGCACCAATCTCCAATGGTGTTGGCTTTTCTACACTTCCGACTTCATACCCTTGCGGAATTGCCGCAAGAATTCCAATGACCAGCTGCTCCAAATTGTCCAAGCTCGCTGGGTTGCTGTTGTGTTGCACAATTGCTGTGACTGTAAAATTTACTTTTACCTTTGTAACCGCTCCAATGAGCTTTGGCTCCATGTAAGGTGATGATGGCACAATGACGATTGCCGGCGGGATTGGGCTTTCAGGCACTGAGTTGTAGCTAGTCGCTGCCAATGAACTGAAAGCTGCTGCCAATGTGGATCGTGTACCCGCTAGGGTTGAGGCTGTCACTGTACGAAACCCTCAACATCAAGGTAAGGGTAAAGCAAGGTGCTGACACGATTTGTGAGGCTGCGCCCCATGCGATAAGGCGTTGAGGCAAAATCCACGCCCTCAATCTGTCCACCAGCTGCAATGCGAGATTGGAAAACCTCCACAGAGACAGCGAGGATTGCAGACTCAATCGCATCATTGCCTGCATAAATGTCAGCTGCTGAATATCCTGAAAGAGTTGCTGTGCCATTTGGCACAATGGCGCGCTTTGTCACATCTGCATTTGTGAGCGCTGCTGTAAAGTAAAAATGACCAGCGCTTACGACTGTGTGTGTAGCGCTAAAAGGTGATGGCAGGCCGGTAATAATGACGGATTGACCTGCCACAAAGTGATGTGGGCGGACTGTGTAAAAGTAAGCCACATTGTTTGTTAATGAGTAAGCATCCACAGCTGATGTGTTGGCAACCAGCATTGGGAGGATGACGGCCTCTGATGTGTTGATTATTTCATTGAGGTACGCATCATTGTAGAGAGATGTGCTCACGCCCAGCACTGTGCGAAGCTGGGTTGCTGTGACAATGCTGGGCATGAGACATCCTTTCGTTCTGCTGGGCTAGATCGGGAGAACTAGCCCATGATTAGTGGTGGCGATTAAGCCTTGTTGTTCTTAAATGCTCCGGCAGCAATCTTTGTTGCCAATGCACCAAATGAGTAAAGGCCAACTGTGACAGAGCCATCAGCTGTTGATTCTGCGCGTAGTGTGTACTGTGCAGGATCCTCATACCATGTGTATGCATCAGGATTGACCATGAGCAATGTGCCATCAGCATCACCTGAGTTGAGTGATGGATCCACATAGAAATCAAGGCCTGCAACATTACCGCGTAGTGATGTTGGAGCGACCTGTCCGCCTGCGTTTTGTGGCTGTGATGCCATGTAGATTGGACGGCCTGAATCGTTGAGTGTCATGATGTTGCCCCACTGACCTGTTCCGCCAATCATCTTTGTAGCAAATGGGTTTGGAAGGCCTGCTGTTGCACCATAGACAGATGCTGCACCGCGAGCTACAAAGCCAAGGAGCTCTGCTGCTGTTGGATATGTTGTTGTTGTTGTTCCATCTGCTGTTGCACCTGAAACAAGAGCTGCTGATACATAAGCGTTCTGTGCCTTAGCCATTGCAGCTACCATGTTGCGGTAAAGCTCATCATAAAATGCAGGATTGCTGCGGGTGAGGAGCTCAACGCTAAATTTTTGCTGTGAGGCGAACTTCTTGACAGTTACAGAAAGGAAAGAGCTCTGCTGATCTGTCTCAGAAAATGCTGCATCCTCATCAGCTGCTGCTGCTGTTGGCGCTGTTGTAATCTTTGGGATTTCAAATGTAAGTCCCGCACCTGGCAAAGTGCCGCGAGAGATTGCATCAATTGATGGGCGAACCATTGTTGAAAGGCCATTGATCACTGATGTGAGCTGTGGTGTTGGATTAAATGCGCTGTTGTCTGTGGTGTTATCCGCAGCCATTACATAACGCTTTGCATCCTCATCACCAAGAGCTGCCTGAATCTTGTTTTCAAGATACTTTGCAGCTGTTACCTCAATGCGTGGCTTTGCTGTGAATCCACCAACAGCTGTTGCAGCTGCGGTGACTGACTGTGCGGCTTCTACCGCCGGTGCGGCTTCTGCCTGTGTGGCGATTTCGTCCACTTCGTCTCCTTCGTTTGTTGTTTCCTCTACATCAGGATTTGATGCAGAATCCTCATCCTCACTAGCTGCGACCTCTGACACGCGAGCGCTACGGATAGCCGGCTCAGATGTCAAGGCAACGCCTGTGAGCTCGCCCGCTAAAATGCGGACTGTTCCATCTTTGAGTGTTTCATATTCATTGATTGAAACTTCAACTGAAAAACCATCTCTCAAACCATCCGCAGCTTCAACAAGAGCATCAGTGCCTGCTGTTGTCTGAGAGATCTTGAAAGTGGCATCAATGCCAGTGTCATTTGCTGAAATGTCAAGAGTCTTGCCAATACGGCGAGCACGATCATGTTCAAGATTCAAGAGCACAGGTGTTGGCTCAATTGAACCCTTTGCAAATTGTGTTTTGCCAATTGATGTGTTGCCTGTTTCATCAAATGTGACGATACGGCCAGAGATTGTGCGCTCAACTGAATCAGCTGCTGTCACCTTCATCTGTGTGATGAGTTTTTTCATGAGAGTAGATCCTCCTCCTCGCGGATTTCATCAATTGACATTGCGCCAATTTCATAAAGTGTTTTGTAAGCTGCAATGCGCTCTGCTAATGAGCCGCGTAGGAAATCATCCAAATCAAAGCGCACAGTTTGGCCTGCTGGCACAAAATCCGCAAAGCTCATGCGCTGTTCAATAATTGAGAGATAATTGCGGAAAGCAAAATCAATTAAATCGCGGCGCTTATCAAGAGCGTTGGAATATGTAAATGTTGATTGCTGTGCATCCACAAAATATGCAGGGATTCCTGTGGCGCGAGCCAATTCAAGAGCCACATAATTGCGAGCCTCATTCATCTGCAATGACTTTGGATCATAACCAAATGAATCTAGCTTCACATCAGCGTTCAAGAATAGGAAAGCCTTTTTTGTACGAGACAATAGGGCTTGCTTTAACTTTCCAACACGATCTGCCGGCAATGATGTGCCGTTGGATGAGAGCACCATCTGTGGAGATGGATTGATTGCAAAATCTAGTGCCGCAGCTTCAAGCGCTGCTGCTGCCTTGATGGTACGGCCTGCGCGAGAGAGTAAGCCCTCAGAGCATCCGGCAAATACAACAAGATTGTTTGAATCAATATATGAACCATCAATCATGTAAGCGGTGATTTCAGTGCCTTGTGCATTTGTCTGAATTGTTACACGCTCAGGTGCAATGCGCTCCATTGCGCGGATGCGGCCTGTGTCTGCATAGCGCTCAGTCGCATAGGCATAAGCTGTTGGATGAAAAAAGAGATCTGAAACTATCCATGACCAAAACACGCTGCCGGCAATGCGTGGATCAGGTTGATTGATAACGCGAGGCTGTGGCTCAACCTTCATGCCTGTGCCTTCATTGCGCACATGCATTGGTAATGAGCCAATTGTCTGAATAATTGAAACAGCGCGATTGATTGTTGGCACTGTCATTGCCTCAGCGCGTGTTGCTGTTGTCTCGTTTAGATAAAACAGCGGAGCTTGTCCCGCATAGTATGGTTGCAATGATGCATCAACATCAATCACCGGCTGTGCGGCAGCTTCAACCTTACGAGGCACAAAGCTATCAAGAAAACCCATGCCTGTATTTTAGGGGAGCCGGTAGCGCTACATGATCATGATGTCAAGGTCTGTCGCTGGGCGTGTCGCAAAGTGTGTGACAAGAGCTGTGGCCACACTGGCGCATACAACTGAGCCGCTCGCCCGCCTGCCGATTACCCAACCCCCATCACCTCTACGCAGCTGCACAGCTGAAAGCATTTGTGTGGAAAGCTCAGGGTTTGGCCGGTAGTGGAGGCGGCCTGAGTTGATGGCACCCAGCATTTCATCACAGGCCTGAGGATAAACTGAATCCATGTCATAGGTTGGAATTCCAGCCGGTGCAAGGCGAGCTGCAACAGCGCCAGCTGTGCGCCTTGAATAGAGCACATAATCTGTTGAGTATTTGCGAGCATAAAAGGCAAGGTCATTGGCAATGGCTTTGTCATCAAGCTGCAAAGGGTTGTCCCATGTGTGCAAGAGCTTCACACCAAATGTGCCATCCTCATCAAGCTGCTGGGCTCCCACCAAAGCGGCAAATTTCCGATCCGGTGACAGGTCAATCCCAAGCCATGTGGATTTGTCCTCAACCAAATCAAAGTTTTCATCAGAGCATGCTGCCCATTTCTGAGCATCCACACATGAGCTGATGGCCTGTACCCAGCGGCAGAGCACCTCAGTTTGAACCACATCAGCCGGATCATTAAACACAGCCCTGATGTTGTCAGGATGGATTGTTGTGCCAAGAGCCGGATTGCTCCACGCCGCATTTTCCAGAGTCACATCATCAGTGGGCGCTGACCATTCAAAGTACCCAATGTCATCCTCACCGCCAGCAATGGCAGCTAAGGCGCGGGCTCTGAATTGGTTGAGCACAATGCTGCTGGCATCACCGGCATTTGTGTAGGCCATGATCATGGGATTTTTTGCAGCCATCAAGGTATAGCGCAGGGATGCAAAGCTCTCCATGTCTGTCATCTCTCGGAGCTCATCAAGGTGGATGGTTTCAGGCTTTGAAACACCACGAGCCGCTGACCCGCCGGCCTTCACAATGAATCGTGTGCCATGCACAGTTTCAATTTCCTCAGATCCATGAGTCCACCGGATTCGCTTGACCTGAGATGCCAAAAATGGGCTGCCTTCAATCGTCTCCACCATGTCGCGGAATTGTTCAAGCGAGGTTGAAAGCCGGTGTGCTGATCCAATTTGCAGCGATTCATTCCATAGGAAAAGCCCTCCGAGGATTCTCAGTTGCATCAAAAAACTTTTGCCATTTTGGCGAGCCACAACAATGGTGTTGATGGGAGATGCCCACCGGCCATCAGGCTTGATTTTGTGGCTGTTGATTAGGGCAAACTTTTGCCAATCCATGAGCTCAATGCCGATTTTTTCAGCAAGCTCAATCAATTCCCATCCCTTTGATGGCAAATTGTTCAGCGGCGTGTGGATTCTAGGCTCCCAGTGGCCTTTAAGCGGGTCTGTGTCCCTACCCAAAACCGATACAAGCCGATTTGAGCCACTTTCAACCCTCTCTGTACCTTCTGAGGCTCCTGCGTGGCTAGTCATGGCTTTTTGAGCCGTTTTCGGGGATAAAT